TTGACCTTGGCGGCTATGGACTTGGGCTGGGCAACAAACTGCTTACCCTTGGCCTTGCCAGCACGCTTTGCAGCGGTTGTGGAGGCGTACTCAGAGGGCGACAGAGACTTGATGGCTGCGGCAGGGAGATACCGCTCTCCGGTCTTGGAGGACGGCTTCCCTGACTTGGTGCGCCAGTCCTGCTTGCCCCAATCGCTCAGGCTCTTCTGCGGGGCCTTCATGACTTGTAGCCCCCGCCCTTGGCTTTGTACTGCTTGGCAAGAAGCTGGGCCTTGCGTGCAGACCACTGACCGGCACCAGTGCCTTGAGTTGCGGAACCCTTGATCTTGCTGAACAAGGACTTCCGCATCTCAGGCTTTGTGTAGTTGCCGGAAGCATTAACCTTGGAGCCGGTCTTGCCCTTCATGGCGTTAACCGTAGAAGACAGTGCAGGTCTGGTTGCCTGCGAGGACAACCTGAATGCCAGCGCGAGCAAGGATGCCTTCTCCCGGAATAAGGAGGGCAGTCGCTGTGGTGCTGTTTGTGTCAACGATCATCAGCACGTTCAGGTATCCCGTCACGTTGCTGGTGGCGATGGTGCCGGATGCCACTGTGGTGACTGTAAAGGTGTTGGCAGTGACGCCAGTGACCTGATACAGGCCGTCCAATGCGCCGCCGCTTGTGAAGTCCAGATACACCCACTGGTTTGCGTAGAGGCCGTGATTTACATAGGTCACGGTCACTACGGTCAAGGCGCGGGTGTAGGTGGCCGACACACTTGACGTGTCGTAGAAATATGCCTGCCCAGCAGTCGCTGTGCTTGCAAACACATTGTACCCCTTCAGACGAGCGCGGAACGGGACAGCAAGCCCGCTCGCGTTCATGTGTTGGGACTTGGTATCATATTGCATTGTGGCCATGGGAAGGCTCCTTTCCTATGAGGGGCCTGCCTTATACGTTCTGGACGTACTGGACGACAAAGGTCGCCGTGCCAACCGCAGTGGTGGTTGCCGTCTGCGTGATGCGGACATAGATCGGGGTTGTCGGAGCGCCAGCAAGGGCGCTGACAGTGGCGTCAGTTGCCGTGTTCATCAGGCCAGAACCAGCAGTGCCAAAGCTGCCAAGAGCCGTCACCACAAGAGTGTGGGCGAAAGCGGCGTTTGCCTTGACCGTCGTGGAGGCAACGTACTCAGCACCGCCAAGGGTCGAGCCAACCGTGATTGTTGCCGTCGCGCCCGTGAAGGCAGTGCCGGTGAACGTGGTCATCGAAGTGACGGTGGAGTTGGTTGGGAGATAAAGCGGGCCATAGTCCGTGGTCAGGGCCGCAACGGCCTGAATGGACAGGATTTCAGCAAGCTGAACGGCGCCAGTGTTGGTGTACGCGCCCTGACGAACGGTACCAACGAGGATCGGGCCGGAGAATGTGGAAGTGCTCATGGGGAATAATCCTTATGCAGAAGTCGCCGCATCGTCTCTGCATCGTCCGCTGGGCGCGGTCGATACGGCTATGGTGCCCAGAATAGGTGCAAATGCACCTGAAAGGCGGGGGCCGAAGCCCCCACCCTCAGTTGACCAATCAAGTCGAGCCGGGCGAACCAAAGATCCCAAGGGGATCAGAGAACCCAAACGAGTAACGCTCACGGCTCTTATACCGCACGTTGCCCGTGTCGAAGTCACCGTCCATGGCCTGCTTGAGCGGGGCGCGGATGAAGTGCTTCAGGCCATTGGGAATATCAGTCATCAGGAACCAAGCGTTGGTGTCCGTCAGGTAATGGTTCACCGCATAGCCGCCGGGGATGGCCGACATGGTCTTCAGAGCATTGATGTCGTTATCCGAGGTGCTGGTACGCAGTTCCGTCTGAAGGATGCGGGTAGCCACAAACATCAGAGCGGGCGGGATGATCAGCTTCTTCGGGCGAGCCGCAATCAGCAGACCACGTTCGTCCGTCCACGCTGCGATCTGAATGATTGCCGCTTCAAGCGACGTTTCGTTCAGGTCGGCACCAGTGGTCGGGCGGTTGGAGTTGACGCCGCCAGCAACAGTCGGGTGGCTGGTGGAGCAGAGCGCCACGCCGTCACCGCCGAGGAAGCTGCTGCTGAACGCATTGTTCAGAACGGCAGCGCCCTTGACCTGCTTCGTGTAAGCCATCGCACGGGCGAGTGACTTCGTGTAGCGGGCCGACAGGCTGTCGTACAGGTTATCTTCCATGGCCTCTTCCGTGATGGAGAAGCCAAGGGCAATCGTCTCGTGGGTATAACGAGCCGACCACACTTCCTGTGCGTTGTCGTAGTTGATGGCAGAACCTTCGTTCTTCACCGGAGCAGAGGAGAAGCCCGAGAGCTTTACTTCCTCTTCAAAGGAACGCTCTGAGGTTTCAATCTCAAAGATTTCCTTATGCTCTTCCTCGTAGGTCTTATATGTCAGACCAAACAGGGCGTTGAGGCCCGGCAGAAGCTCCTTGAGGAGCTGTGCGCGACTAATAGCCATGGTTCAGTCCTCCTTAAGCGTTCTGGCGGTTGAAGAGATGGGTTCCGGCACGCGCCTGAACGAGAACCTGAACGTAGTTCCCGGTCTGAGCGTTAATGTTGCCCGGACCCTGAGCAATCCCAACAATCTTGAACGGGTTGTTGTTGCCCGCCGAAGAAGTGTTGAGAGACAGATTGCAGTTGCCCGTGGTGGTGCTGCCACCAGAAGCCGCCGACAGAGCGTAGTTCTTGCCAAGGTTGGCAAAAACATCAAACGCGGTCGTGGACGCCTCGAACTGGATGATCGAGTTTGGGTCGTCCAGAACATACGCCTGAATGTCCGAAGCGACCGTGCTGGCAGGGTAAAACTGCCTGAACACAGTGTACTTCAGATTGGGATCTGTGTAGGTGCAACCCGCAAAAATGCCAATGTACAGTTCCTGCGTAGCGCCGCCAAAGTCGGTGGCAGCGGGAACTTCAACACTGGAGTTCGTGGCGGAATAAACGACCGGCTGCCCAAAAAAGATGGACGTGCCGTAGTTGGAGGCAATCGGGTAAAGGCTGTTGCTGTTGTTGTTGGGACGGTTCCCAGCCAGCTTTACTACCCGACCACCATAAGGGGCCGCAGTGGTGGCCATGATGGTTTCCTTTCAGGAAAGTGGAGAAGATGCGGCGACAATCACTTGTCGTCACGACCAAAGGTGACGCGAGTTCGACGTTCCGGGTTCAACAGCGGCATACGAGAGTCCTGCTCACGCATAATGTTGTTGTCTACGGACTGCGTCTGCTTCGCAGCAAGTTCCTCATAGTAACGCTGACGACCTTCAGCCATCTCTACGGGAGCCTTACAAAGGAGCAGGCCACCAACCTCAATGTTTCCCTTGAACTCGCTCTTCGGATCGGTGCGAAGACGAAGCTCAGGGACCTCTTCAGAGGGAACCGGCTCCCAGCCCTCACGCATACGCACAGAAACATTCTGTAGGTCTGCCTGACCGAGCATTGAAGTCCTGATCCAACGGTACTTCCAACCCGGCGCAGGGACGGGATCTGGAAGGGTCGAAGGGGGTGCCCATGATTTAGCGCGAGTTTCAGCCTCACGAGTGCCGGTGTCACGATCAGCGCGAATATTAGCCATTCATCATCTCCTTAACCATTGAGGCAGCGTACTGCTCAGGGGTCAGGCCCAAGCGTTTTGCGAGAGCCACTTGGGTGGCGGTCAGTGATACTTTGCGCGGCGCAGAGGCCGAAACCCGGCGAGCCGGAGCCACAACGGGTGTCCTTCGAGGAGCAGACTGCGGACGGAGATCAACCTCCTGCCCGCCTTCCTCATCGAAGTATTCAGGGAAGCGATGCCGCATAGCAGCGTCGATACGGTTGTAGTAGTCATCAGAAAGGGGGGTGATGTTCTCCCTCTTGATCAGGCGCTCGTGTACGCCATAAGCGTACCCACTCATCTCTTCTTCCTGCCCAAACCATGGGTTGGAACGCAGCCAAGTCTTCGCCTTCTCATCCGGCTCGTTAGGAGCTTGCTGGTTTGAGTGCATTTGCACCTGTTCCGGCTCGATCCTCTGAGGCACCGAAGGGCGATAACCTTCAATCTGCTGCTGCTCAAGAGTGAGGCGTGTAATGTCTTTCTGAGAAGACAACACGTTGTCCGTGTCACCAGCCTCATAAGCATTACGATAATTTCGTTCGACTTGTTCAAGCTGTGCCTGAACCCGTCGCTTTGCCTGTTCAATAACGGCCTGCTCGCCCATTGAAAGTCGTTCATTGAGGTGATTACGTTCCTCAATCAACCTTCGAGCAAGCGTTACGGCTTCCTGATTTTCTCTCAGCGCCGCCTCTTTAGCGCGACGTTCCTCGTGGTACTCGTACTTCAGCTTCTTGATGCGCTTCTGCACGTTGTCTGAGTAGGACGCAATCTCGTCGTCTTCAGGAACATCAGGAGCGGCATCGGCAGGACGCTTTGACTTGCCCCTATCTTGTTCCGGGGTGTCGTCAACAATCTCGATCTCGAACTCTTCATCCTCTGGCGAGGTGGCCTTTTCGATGCTCATGCTCGTTTAACTCCCCTTGGGTCCTGAACCACGGCTTCAACCGTGTCATCGTTGATGATACGGAACTCAGCACTGTGGATCTTGATCCGCGTCCCTGAGTAGGACCGGAACAGAACCCAATCGCCTTCTTTGCACCACGCACCCGTAGGAAACTTTTCGGGATCGTTGTAGCAAAGGTCGCCCATCTTTAGGACAAAGCCGACAATGGTGGCCGTTTCCTCGCGAGCACGATGCTCGTCAGGAAGAATGACACCGCCTTCAGTCTTCTCCTCCATCTGGGGGAGCATAATGAGCATTCGGTAGCCCTTGGGATCGGGAAGCTGGCGTGCTTTTTCGGCCCCGATAGGATTATCGAGATTGATTTCCTGCATGTTTTCTCCGGGCGTGATTAAGGATCACGAGCCTATGGCGCTCCGCAGAGCGATTAGTCTTCGTCGTCCGCTTTCTGACGGATGTCGAGAAGCTCTCTTTCAGCGAGGGCTAGACCCTCGATGATCCCGCAGAGTTTCTTGTACTCTGCAAAATCTTGTGCGCTTCCACCTGCTACAGTGTCAGCGTAATCATTTAGGAGGTCGCGTAGGCGGCGGCGAAGCCGGTCCAGTTGATCCATTTCGATCCCTTGCTATCTGCACGCCCAAATTTGCACCAGCGGTGCGTTCTGTGGACGAGATTTGCTTGTCTCTGGTCGCAATATCAGCGCGACCCTTGGCGATATCCGCGCCAATCCTTGCGCCAGCAATGCGCTCCTGAGCGGCAATCTTCTCGCGCTCCAGAGCAGCATCCTGAGCCATCATTTCTTGAGCAATCTGAGCCTCAACCTGATCTTTCTGGGCCTTGCGCTGCACTTCCTGCTGACGGATCTGAATATCTGCCTGCTGGATCTGGATCACTGGGTCCTGTGCCTGCTGCTGTGCCTGCTCCTGCTGTGCGTCAGCCTGAGAGCCTTGCAGGACGCGCTGTGCGGCCTTTGCCAGAAGGGGAGCCATCTGGATCTCAACGTCTTCTGGCAGCACATCTTCAGGCGAGGGCAACGCCACACCAAGCTGTTCTTCAATCTTGCGTCGATAGGCAAACGCCAGATGTTCCTGAACATGTGCCGCGAGGGCCGCTTGGATTGCCGGAGCGTTGGGAGACTGCCCGACCATCTGTGTGATCTTGGGGTCTTGCAGCATCGACGTGTGAACGATGATATGCGACTCATGATCCTGCGACAGGAAAGCCTTGATGGGCTTGCCATTGAGGAGGGCCATATTCTCCGTCACCGGGTCCGTGGCCTTCATGTTGTTCTTGTCGGGGATGATGCTGTCCGGGTCTTTGATGCCCAGTGTGTAGATCATCTTCCGGTGCAGCGCGGGCATGTCATAGATGTCGGGCTGGTTCTGAGCAAGCTGCAAAGCAGCCTGATACTGCATGATGCGCTGGGCCATCGTGGTCGAATTTGGGTCCGACACCGGAAGCACATCAACGATGTTTGAGTAGTCTTTGGCACGGTCGCTGTTGCCCTCAGTCTCATAAGGGTACTCAACGTCCATGTAGTCTTTGACGATGCCAGAAAGCAGCTTGAACTCAACCTTCATGCTTGCGTGGAGGCGGGCCTGAACTGCCGACATCACCTTCTGGCTGCGCTCAAGGATGGCAAGCGTTGTGCCGACAGGAGCGTCCTGCTTCATCTCTCCGACGTTCATTTCGGAGATAGAGGCGAAGCGGCGTCCTTCTTCAACAATGGTCCCAAGAAGCTGGTACAGGACCCCAGAAGGCTCCTTGTACGGCAGGAAGGTAATGTTGTCCCTGATGGACCCACCGGGCACATCTACGTCGCGGAACTCACCGGGCTGGATGGGACTGTCGTCTCCCTTGATACGCAATCCACGGCTCTTCAGGCCACCCGGCAGATTGGAGACCGTGCCTGCGTCAACAAGCTGGCGAAGGATGCCGGTTGCAGACTTGGCAATGCCGCCAATCAGATGGATCAGACCAAAGCCATAGAAGCCCATGCCGGGCAGGTAGTTGTAGATGGCAAAGTGGATGATCTTCTTTCTTGTCTCATCCTCTTCATTCCAGTTCCGCCGGATCGAGAGGATGTCACCGCTACCCTTAACAAAAGTCACGACGTAGGGAAGAGCAATGCCGTCTTCATCCTCAAAGCCGGTAAGATCAAGATCGACGTGCATCTCCAGCAACGTCAGGCGGTCGTCATACTCCCACGTCCTCACCTCAAGCTCGGTGCGGTCCTTGGCGTCCTCCAGATCACTGGTCTCTGGAGACGGGTCTGGGATGTCAATATCGGCGTACAGGCCAGCAACCTGTAGCTTGCGGATCTCGTTCTTGGGCAGGCGCAGCACCTGCGTGTAACGGGTGCAGGAAGACAGATCACTCGCGCCATAACTGACGACAAAATCTTCTGCCGGGATAAACAGGGCCGCAGGCCGCTTCATCACGGGGTCAAAATAGACCTTACGGGCAGCACATCCTGCCAGTGCCAGATTGAACAACAGGCGTTCTGTCTCTGCGCGGTACTCGGTCATCACCTCAGTGACGATGTAATTCATGTCAGTTTCAACGCGAGTGGCCTGAGCAGCCTTCTCCGGCGTCAATTTGCCGATAATCTCGGTCATCACCGGACCCCCAGCAGGGAAGATCTCCATGATGGCGTTGGCCTGAAACCGCATGGCAGCTTCTGACAGGATTGGGTGGTAGACGCCGCAGGCACCTTCCCAAGGCTGGGTGCGGTCCTCGAAACGGGTACCAAGGAACTCCAGACCTTTCACATAGGCCCGTTCCCAATCTGATCTGCTGCGACGATCAGCGTCATACTGAGACTGAAGCTCGCTAACAAGAACAGCAATATCGCCGTCATCCATGAACTCCACGAGGTTTTCCGCATGACCGGCCTCATCGGGGGACAGTTCTTCTATGGACGCACCAAAGGTGATGACAACGCCGCCATCAGGGCCTTCTTCAGACGTGGTGCCATCAGGGATCTCGATGACCTCAATGCTCAGGTCTTCGCCTTCCGGCAGTGTTTCTGGGGAGAAAGCCTTTGCGACGGCCATTCATGTTTCCTAGTAATACTCGACGCGATTGCGCCGAAAATTCGGGACCTCGTCTTCCTCGTCAGAGGCCAGACGAATGAAGCCACCCTGCCTGAACCTGAGCAGCGCCTGAGTGGAACTGTCCACCAAGTCGTCATGCTCACCGGCTGGGAAGCTGGCAAACTCCTCAACAACCTCTTCTGCCCAACGAGTGGGTGGTGCCCACACGATGCCGGATTGAAAGAGGTCAGAGACCGCATTCACACGCGCAATCTTGTCCTGACCCCGAACCGGGGTGTATTCCGAAAGCGGGATGCCCATCGAGCGAAGCTCATAGAGGAGCGGCGTTCCTGCCGCCTTCTTCTCTATGATGCAGGCATCAGGGTTGTACTCTTTGTAGAACCTGAGAGCCGCTTTCTTGAGGTCTGGAAACTCCAGACGCTCCTTGTAGGCATCAATCAAGATGATGTTGGCTCTTGTGTGGCCTGTGTCATCGGGGTGGTAGAACACACCCCAAGTTGTGCAGGCCGAATAATCTGCCCGCTGCGTCTTCTCAAACGCAGTGTCCCAAGACTGGATGATGAACTCACAGGCTGGAGGACCGTTGCCCTCCCACACCCTCCACCAATCCCGCTTGACTAGCGCGCCTGCCTCAGAGGTTGGCTGCTGCTGGTACTGGGCTTGCCACTTAGTGAGCGGCAGTTCTGCCCGCAAGCGTTCAAGTTCTTCTAACGACCAAAATCCCGGCCACAACGGCAAGCCTGAAGGCATGATTGCGGGAAGCTCAATGATCTCCCACTCATCATCCTCACGCTCCAGAGCGGCCTTCATAATCTGCCCAGTCAGGTCGCGCTTGGCCCAACGGGTCATTACAATAATGATGGCACCGCCCGGCTGGAGACGCTGACGAGGGCCTGAGGTGTACCACTCATAGACCCCGTCAAAGACTTCCGGGCTGTACTCTGCGATCTTCGCTTCCTGCTCAGAATGCGGATCGTCAATAATCAAAATGTCTGCGCCCTTGCCGGTAACAGCACCGTCCACACCAACGGCGAAATAATCGCCACCTTGGTTGGTTGCCCACCGACCTGACGCTTTGTTATCTGCCTTCAACCCGACTTCGGGGAAAATCTTCTGGAAAACTTTAGAGCCAACTAAATTTCGCACTTTACGACCAAACCCAACCGCAAGCTCCGCAGTGTGGGATGCCTGAATAACCTTCTTTGCCGGAAACCTGCCCAAGAACCATGCGGGAAGCAGGTAGCTAGCAAACTCCGACTTGGTGTGTCGGGGTGGCATGTTGATAATCAGGCGTTTGAGTTTCCCGTTTGCCACCCGTTCAAAGGCATCTGCCATAATCTCATGATGGCGACCCTCGATGAAGCCGGGCCACATCTCTTTGACAAACGGCAAGAACTCTTCGCGGGCGAGTTCTCGCTTCTCTGCCTGTTCCAGATCCTCCAGAAGACGCAGGATCTCTTTCTGCTCTTCAAGCGGGAGTTTATCTAGCTTTTTGAGATATGATTTTAGGACAGACATGCAAAAACCCCGCCTTTCAGGGGCGGGGCTTCCGTGCAGGAGACGAGAGGAGACTTGCAGATGAACGCGGTGACCAGCCGTTTATCGTCCAACGTAGACAGTTGTCCCCATTTGACATTGTTCGTCAAGGATTTTTTGCATGGTCAATTAACAGTCACCCAGCATATCAAGTGGCCACTTTTCTTTCCTTATGGCCTCACCCTTGAAAAGACGGATTGCATGGGAAGACAAGCGAAGCGACCTTGCTTGGTTTGGAGTTGCCAGAAGCCATCCCCGATTAACCAATGCCTTCAGCGTTGAATGAGCCTGAGAGACAGACTTGTAGCCAAGGATGTCCTGAAGCTCCCTCAGGGAGGGTGCGTAGCCCTTTTCCTTCCAATACTCATGCACGGCATCCATCATTTTTCTCTGGCCGGGTGTCATGTCTTATCCTTTGGGGTGCAATGCACCTGAAACCTTCTCATCGCTCAGGCGCTGTAAAATCCTGCTGTCTTCATCTTCAATCTCCGCGATGTCGATCCAGACCTGCCGGAACATCTGCTCACCAACCTCGCAGGATTCCTTCCACCGCTCACCCGGAGGGGGAGAAACCACCCGCAGGATGCCTGCCTGAATGATTGGCCCGGCGCAGCGCGAACAAGGAGGCATGGGCCACACATACATGGTGCATCCCTCCACAGAGCCACGGGCAAAGAGCAAGGCGTTCAGTTCTGCATGAACCACACGGGCGTACTTGTACTCCCGGTCCTCAAGACCTTTGTCAGGAATGCCACGAGGAAGGCCATTAAAGCCAATGCTGACCACCCGGTGCTTATCATCAACGATAACGCATCCGACCTTTGTGGAGGGGTCCTTGCTCCATTGAGCAACGGTCTTGGCCAACCCCATCATCCTGCCATCCCAATCAGACATCTTTCCGCTCCTCTTCAAGTTCCTTGACCCGCGCACGTAGGGCCACAAGCTCCTTGGCAATGGACTTGGTCAGCCTTGTGAGAAACACAACATCCTCCGGCAATGTGTCTGCTGCCATAGCCTCTTCGAGGTCAGTCATAGCCAGCCTCCACCCTTAGACGCCGAACCTCTTCACGCAGCCGCTCAATCTCGTCAACCGCATCTTGCATGACATCGCAGACGCACATCACAACTGACATGCAGCCGGTGTCCGGTAGGCACACAGCTTCTTTGAGGCTTGCCACAATGTCAGTCATTGAAGCCCTCCCTCTTCACTCTCTTCCCTGCGATCCTTTGAGTTATGGACAAAGATGCCCCCCTCCAATTCTGTTGGCTTGCACCAGCAGTCCTCAGACGCGACGTGGTCATCTTCCGCCAGTGCCTTCCGGGCTGCCTCCAGCCATTCAAGATGCATCTTGCGTGGGTAGTTTGCCGCCACCACATCATCAGCCGCTTGCTGGATAATGCCGCGCAGTTCCCCATTCTCGTCCTCAAGATCCACAATCCGGTCGTGCAACTGTTTGTTCCCAAGAACCTGCACCTTGAGCAAGGACTTGTACCTGTTTAATTCGGTAACCACCGGGTCTACCCTGTCTCCATCGTCGATCATGTCAGTCCTCCCGTTTCCAAACGTGTTCGCAGTCAGGACACTGATACTGCATGGTCCTGTCGCTCCCCATGTCATAGAGGCCGATCTTCCTGCTCCACCGGCCTGACGTGCGGGTTGCCCCGTACATCTCGGCCTTGCGGTCTGCCTCTGCCTCGTCGCCATTGCTCTTCTCCAGCATGGTCTGCCAGATGGAGCCACCGTTCATGTCGGCGGTGCAGGACGGGCATTGGCCATGGTCAGTCATCTGCCTTCTCCCACACATTCTCCACAGGCACGTCGATCCACGTCTCTCCAACCAAGAACTGGAAGCCGTGCCGGATTACGACGTTGCTCTCGTCAAGTATGTTCACCGCCCGCAGACCAACGATTGCGTTGCCATCAAGGTCATCAATCCGGGTGAGGTGGCCAGCGATATCAGACTGCAATTCTTCAAGCCTCTTACCCATGGCAAGCATGGTCTGTTCGTTGTCATCCACCGCATCGTTGATGGCATCCAAACGCCTGCTGCCGCTCTCCGTCAGTTCTCTGTAGGTTGGGAGCGTGTCCCGAAAGATGTACGCCATGGCGATGATCAGGGCGCACCAAACGAAATTGTCATCCATGCTTATCGTCCTCCTCCAAGAGCCGCAGGATCTCAGCCTGCCATCCAGTCATGATCCTCAAATGCTTCTCAGCGGCATCCCCCGCCTTTATGGCATCTGCCAGCGCACGCTCGGCTTCTGCCAGTTCCTGTCTCAGGATCAGCGTCTTCTCGCTCATCAGTTCACATCCAGTGGGAGCATGTCCCTGCTACGAAAGACCGGAATCCCGCCACCGTTCCACAGAGACACACACTGGTAGTGCTTGAGGCCGTCCATCTGACATTCATTCATGAATGCGTTGCGGTCTTTGTCTCCATAACCAAAAGGTGGCGACCACCAACACAACAGAAGGAGTACCAGCACACCCGCCGCTGCCATCCATTTGCTCACCTTGTCCATGTTCATGGGTCTCTCCTCTTCAGACTATGAACAGAGATAGAACAAGGTATTTGAAAAATCAACGCAAATTGTATGGGGGTGGGTATGGGACCCAATCAATCTGAGTTTTTTCAGGGGAAATGAACCCCAATTCAACCGGGGGTAGGTAAAACACGGTGTAAAAGGGCATGTAGGGGGAGGGGGGTACATGGATTGGTAGATGTAGAGATGGGGTGAGTGGAATAATATACACATGCGACCGGGAGTCCCAGCCTCTGGCTGGGGGGGTGGGAGTGGGGTGGGGGTTCAGCCCCCTAGGTAAAAATGCACCCCAAATCCCTACATCCCAAGTAATCACCAAGTATTCACCAAGTATTCACGCTTCTTCATCAGCTATATCCTCGTGATCAATAGTCAAGCCAAGTCTATTGGCAAGCCGTTCTTCTAGCATTGTCCTGATATCAATTGCTGTTCGTTCTGTTTCGTCTTTTACAGATACCCTATCTGTCAGCAAACCATGATGTTTCATCACTAATTCGATTGCTCTAATCCTAGCGCCATCGGTTTCGGAACCTGTAGCTTCACACTTGAGACGCTCCAAAGCCCATGCTCTTGCACGCTCGGAATCGTGCAACTCCATGCTTTCATTAGCCTTTTGGAACCGCTCGATCATATCAGCGACCTTAGCGTTTCGCGAAACCTGCCAAGCCGCTTGCCATATCGTCTTATCCGCCATGCCTTCCGTTCGATACGTTTGACGGTAAGCCTCTGATAAGTTTAATCCTTTTGACACTAGCTTGGCAAACTGTTCCTGTTTTGGGGTAAGCCCGCTTGGTAGTACTGGTCCCCTTGTACTCATTGTTTTGGTCATTACGCACCCTTTCTATCGCTTTGCGGCTCCGGGCAGAACAAAAATAGAGCATTTACACTTCTTATATATGTAGCTCACCCAGCACCCCCTTGGAAAGTTTCTTTTTGAGCAATATCAACCACTTAACCCCCTTCTGGGTGCTTTTGTACCCGAAACCCTCATTTTGTTGTTGCAATCCCCCCGGAAAGGGTGTCTTATCAATTCATCGG